ATGTTCGAGTGGTATTTATCAGGGATGTCTATAACCAAGCTCAGAGACGCCCTCAATGAGCAATACGGGCAAGATAAAGAGTGGAACTATAGAACAGTGCGGGTTATCCTCTCTAATCCGGTATATTGTGGATATAATCAATTTAAGGGTCAGATGTTCCCTGGCACTCATGAACCTATCATATCCGAGGAAGATTTTAACAAGACCCAAGAGGAAATCAAAACAAGGCAAAGAACAGCCGCCCAGCGTTTCAACCCTCGACCATTTCAAGCTAAATACATGCTTTCTGGTATAGCTCAATGCGGTTACTGTTCAGCCCCTCTTGCTATCAAGTTAGGCATGAAACGAAAAGACGGCACACGCTTAGTCAAATACGAGTGTAAGCAACGACACCCTCGAAAAACGAAAGGCGTGACAGTATATAATAACAATGAAAAATGCGATTCTGGATTTTACTTCAAAGACGATATAGAGCACTTTGTCTTGACCGAAATCAGTAAACTGCAAACTGATTCAGACTATATCGACAAGCTATTTTCAAACACTGACAAAGAGACTATAGACCGAGACAGCTACCAAAAACAGATTGACAAGCTGACCGCTAAAATTAGCAGACTTAATGATCTATACATTGACGATAGAATTTCACTAGAGGAATTACAGAAACGCTCAAGCGACTTCATGGCAGAAAGAACAGCTCTTGAAAAAGAGCTAGACGCTGACAAATCTGTTAAAACCGTAAAGCGCAAGAAAGATATTAGACGGGTGCTTGACACCAAGGATATTTTCACGCTTGATTATGAGCAGCAGAAAGCCATAGCACGCGCCTTGATAAGCAAGGTTCGAGTGACTAGTGAATCCATCGTTATTTTATGGAAATTATAGAGCGTTTTAGTAACCTTCATTTCAATCAAGGATACTAAAATTCTTGATTGAGCATAAAAAAAGACTTGGCAGCATGAGCTACCAAGTTGACGTGAAAAAACAAAAACATTCGGCACGCAATCGCCTAAAGTACATCTATAGTGTACCTTTATTTGAATTAAATGTCTAACGATTTATCATGAATACACAAAAAAGGCTAGGATAATCCTAGCCTTTTAACGCTCCCAGATAACGCCGTTGTCAGCGTACCCCACGTATTCCACGCCGTCGATTGGTTTCATGCCGCGGCCTTCCATGAGTAGATAGCCGTCTTTGTCTCTCCAGAAATCTAGCATGTCAGCAACTTCTTCCCAAGATTGTTCTTTCAATTCATCGGCATATACATCCTCGATTAATTGTTTGATTTCTCTTTCTGTATCAGTCATGAGTGCGTCCCTTCTTTCTGCGATTAATTCCTCTAGCTCGTTCAAGTCCGAACCCGTAGCATGGTTACGGATGAAGCTACGAGCGGACGAACGCTTTGACAGATAATTGCGATGTGTTCTGTTCTGTTCGTTCCATTTCTTAGTTGCTTTTGTTTGTGCGTCCATGCGATCTACTCACTTTCCAAATCTAGCGACGAATAATTTATGATATAACTCAATGTCATCGTTAGTGACA